GGATGTACTTGCTCCACTCATTCACCAGGCGGACGCGGGGATGCACCACGCCGGCGTCCGGAAGGCTCTGGATCAGCCCGGCCAGCGCCTGTGCTCGATCCGAGTAGCTCATGTCAGCTCAGCTCCTCCGGCGCTCCGGCCGTAGTTCAGCACGATGTCCATCCCGACGCGGTTCCAGATGGAGCGAACCTTGTCTTCGTTCTCCCGGAGCGCTTCCTCGAACATGTGCACGCCCTCGGTGCCCTCCCGCGCAATCTTGCGCGCGATCGCGAAGGCGATTCCCCGCGCCTGCTGCACCGTGGGACGGCGGCGCCCGCCATCTCCACCATCCATCCACACCTTGCGGCGCACCCACAGCTCGAGCGCGTCGATCGGCGGCATCTTCCCGCCGGGTTTCCGGCCGTGCTCCACCACCGCGCCGTAGGCCATCGGGGTTCCCACGCCTCCGAGCAGCACGCCGCGATCGGCGGTTTGCCCGTAGCGCACCTCGCCCGCGATCGAGCCGCGCAGCGCCTCCGTCACACCGACCGGCGTTCTGCGCTTGGTTTCCCGCTCCAGCAGCATCACCGTTTCCGTCATGGCCGCATCCATGAGCGGATCCACCACACCGGTGGGATCCGGCAGCCGCCCTCCCGAGACGATCACCTGGATGTTCATCGACGTGGGTGGGTGAGCAGGGGCATGTCATCGCCCCAGCTGGTGGTACCGCCCGCGGCGCGAACCTCGCCCTGCTCCTGGATGGGCAGGAGCTCGTTGGCCATGCCCATGAAGCGCTTCGCCCGGGCGGCATACTCCCTGGCCTTGCTGGTGTGCTGCACGCTATCGGCGAGCACCGTGCTGTCCCCACTGTTGCTGTAGTGCGAGGCGAGCTGCTCGCAGCCCAGGGAAGCGGCGAGGTGCACCAGCACCACATGATCCGCGGCGGGCACGGTGAGCAGCTCGGCCGAGACCACATGCAGCCCTTCGAAGGTGAGCCGCACCGGCGCACCCTCGGGCGGCGTGTCGGCCAGCAGGCGGAGCCGGGTGCCGGCGGGTCCGCGGTACAGCTTCCAGTCGAGCCGGTCCACCAGGGAAGGCTCGCGACGTTCGACGGGATACTCGACCTGCAGCGGCTTGCTCCACTCGTCCGCCCAGCCCTCCGGCAGTTCCAGCTCCCAGCTTCCGGTGCCCGGGAGATCCGCCACGATCTTCCGGGGCCGAACGCGGGAGTAGCGATCGCCGGCCGCATCCAGCACCAGGTCGTAATCGTCCGGCTGGTCCGGATCCGGAACGGGCCAGGTGTCTCGGTTATCGAGCACCCCGGCGCCGTCGCGGACATCTTTTTTAACTCGTTTACGCAGCTGCTCGTAAGTCATCGTTTCTCACCTGGTGAATAGCGGGAGCCGGAGTCGAACCGGTTGCTTGGGTTGATGGGTGGCCCAAGCGCGTCCCCAGGAGCACCCCCCCGCGAAACCTGCTCGACTACTCGACTCGCTCGACCGAACCGTCTGTGGCACTCACGAAGGTGTAGCCAGCGGCATGAACGTCTTCCAACACGGCTCGCACGCAACCGCGAGCCAGACCCTTCGCCGGCTCGGACAGCTGATCGTAGGGGACCATCAGCTCTTCGCCTGATTGGTTCTTGCGGCTAACGATTCCCTGTGCCCGATTGGTATCCATCCAGCGCTCGTGCACCCGGGGGGATACACGTTCGATCAGCAGTTTCTCCATATGAGATCCTGCTTCAGGCATGTCAGCCCCTGGCCAGTGCCACGTTCCTGGCTTGCCAGGTTCTCCGTATTCGGCTCGATAGCCAACGCTGGCACCGAATTCCGTGAAGATGCTGAGGTCTAACCAGCTGTCATCGAGCACGGCGATGATAATCGCCGGCCGTATACGTCCGGTATCATGCTCGCTGAACCGAACAATCCTGCCCATGCTCGGCATCTGCTGAACTGCCATTTCGCCTCCTGTTGCGAGGTCCTCCAGCTGGGTAACCGCCACCTGCTCCACCTGCACCGGCGCGACAGGGTCCGTGCAGGCCGATGCATCCGCCTGCCCGGCCTCCGCGAGCAGTGCCGCGGCGAGCAGAGGGATCAGTGACAGTACTCTTCCGTGCATTCGCATCATTGTGGATCTCCCTTTCCGGGTGAACCGCTCCGGGCGCCGCTGAGGTGCGGCGCCCGGTCCTTCTCCCTGCTCTGCTCAGCGGGATCGCTTACGCGACCTGCGACTTCACCGCGCCGCGGTAGTCCACCACCGTGCCGCCGTACTCGTGGCGGATCTTGTACTGCAGCTTGTCGGCGGTGAACATCTGCCCCACCGTCGGGCTGTCGGCGGTGAACAGCTCCGGCTCCTCGGCACCGTTGAGGAAGCGGATCTCGATGGTGTCCACGTCGGCCGGGTTGGCGAAAACGCCCCAATCGTTGGAATCCGTGAGGAAGGGGTTCACGATGATGTTCTCGTTGCTCGCCCCGAACTTCCGGAACCACCGGTTGGCATCGTTGTTGGTGCTGCCCGGGATCAGCTGAGATTCGTTGATCGAGATCGCCGTCCCCTCCAGCTCGATCGGCACCACCAGGAGGTAGGGCTCCAGCGCCAGCCGCTCGCCCGAGCCGGGCTCCGTCTGGTTGTACAGGGCATTGCGGGCAGCGGTGAGCCCGGCGGGTGACAGCGCCTCCGCCAGCAGGTTCTTGTGCCCGACGGTGAACCAGGCGGTGCCGTCGATGGTGATCACCGCGTTGGTGCGGTACAGGTCCCACACGAAGCGGGCGAAGGTGCGCCGCGCGGCGCGGCCCAGACGGCCGATCACCTTGGCGACGTGGCCGACGTCGTCATTGATGATGTGACGGCGGGTGATCGTGACGATCGCGCCCCGCTGCCCCACGGCGTAGTTGGCCGCTTCCTGCCCGTATGCGGCCAGCTCGGCATAGTCGGCCGACTCCGGATCCACCGTGGGGATGTCGCCGAAGTACCCGACGCGGATGGCTTCCTGGGTGCGGAAGTCGGACGCGCTGCCCACCATGGAGACGATGCGCCGCTCGCCGTAATCCACCTCGCGATAGTCCCGCACCAGCCGACGGTGCATGGTGTTGGCGACGATAGAGGGCAGGGTGGCGTTGGTAAACGCTTCCTGGAGCATCGCCTGCTGTGTGCTCTCCTGGATGAAGCCGCTCACGTCCGGATCACCGCCGGCGGTGATCTCGTTGTAGAGGCCCCGCAGCGAGAGCGGCTTGACGGTGGCCAGCTCGGCATTCTCCGGAGTCAGGCCGAAGGACCGGTCGAAGCCGGCCTGCAGGCGGTCGATCTTTTCCGCGCCCACGGATACGCCGACACCCTGGCGCTCGGCGCCAAGCCCCTGCACGCGGGCCGGAGCCATCTGTGCCAGGTAGTTGCGCTCCGAGGCGATCGCTTCCTGGATCTGCTGATCCGTGAGCACCCGGCCGGCGAGCAGCTGGGTAATCCGCGTCTGGGTCTCCTTGGGGAGACGCGACTCCTGCAGCGCGTCCCGGAGCATGATCCGGGACTCGATCTGACGCGCTTCCTGCAGCGCCGTGGCGCCGGCATCCGCGCCGATCGCCGGGTTGCTCGGCGCGTGCGCGCTGGTACCCGCCGCCCCGGTGCTGGCCTGAACCGACTCGCCGCCCGCCGGAGCCGCGGCAAACGCTTCCTGCAGCTCCGTTTCGCTGGCGATCTCGATCAGATCGCCAATTCCAACAGTGTTCCGGTCGACTCCCGCGAGCGCGCTTGGCCGGCGGGATTCGAGGACTTGGATCAACCTCGCCCTTTTGCTCATGTGCTTTGCCTCTGTGTGGGACGTGTCCGACTGCGCGCTTTCGAGCAGTCGGGAAAAACCCCCGCCGGCGGCGGGGTGTAGGACGATGTCGGTGCTGAGGACGTGGCCGATCTGCTTCACGTCCTTGACGGGCTTGCCGTCGATGGTGGCGGGTTTGGTGAGGCCCCGCGCGTCGATCGACAGGCCGAACAAGTCGCGCTTGCCCCGGGTCCAGGCGCTGTACACCTGGGTACGGATCGGGTCGGCGGCGCCGCCCTGCAGGAAGTTGTGATCGCCGATGATCGAGCCGTCCTCGCCCTTCCGGACGTTGTCGATCCAGCCGACCATCTTGCCGGGTTGCTTCAGCCGCGGATCGGGTTTGTGCCCGGCCGCGTCGTCATCGAAGTAAAAGACGTGCATCCCCTCGAAAAGCGGGATCGCCGCTTCCAGGGCTTCCGGGGAGTAGTGCAGCCCATTCTTGCTGAGGCCCGGCTGGATGATCACC